ACCATATCTATTTGCAGAATTTGTACAACTCAAATAACGTAAATTTTGGGTATAAGGCACAATAATTTCAATATCCTTTTCCTCAGTTATATCTACTAAACGTGTAAATACAGTATTACTTGTATTTGTAGTTGAAGATATAGCACCATATGGATCCCAAGAGAACAGTAACCTACCTCGATGAAACATAGAAGCTACAATTTTAAATCTGAAAATTATATCGCCTCTCCAATAATTAAACATATGTGAAACCATCCAACTAGGAGTACCATTTGTATATGTGGTCCCACCATTGTTACCTGTAGTTCTATGCATGGGAGAGACAGCTATGTTAAATAACAATGTGTCAACTGTTTGTGCAGCATCCCAAGAAAAAGTAGAAACAAAAGCTTGTTTAGTAGCCAAGTGTTGTATAGATAATTCATCATCAATTTTAATACCTAAACTTTTGGGATCTATGGTAAGTTCATTTTTTGCATCAATAGTTAATTTTTCTAGAGGTATACCTATATCAGTTGCTGCAAAATTTGGTGCTGATTTAGCTTGAAAGGGTTGTACATCACTAACAACTGGAACATCAGTATATCCAAATAGTGATGCTATATTGGCTGTTGCTTGTGCTGCAATTGATGTAGCTGTGGCATAAGGACCTATAATAGGATAATTAGTGTACTTACCCATAAATCTTGCAACAGCCGATGCCGGTTTAGATACAACACCTTTACCGTATTCATCTTTAGATTGCATACTCAAGGCTACAGTTGCACCACTTAATTTAACATCAGTAGCCCAAGCATAGACTTTAATATCACAACCTGTTCCTAAAATTCCGTTAGCATTCAATAGTATCATAGCCATACTTCGTAATGAAATATAACCCATACTTTCAAAATCTTTGGCTACACCAATTCGTAACCAATCTCTAGGAAACAAAAAAGGTAAAGTCATAGTACCTCCAACACATCCTGCTGCATCTAATAATACATGAGGTCGTTGCGAAATGGCCATAAGATAACCTTGTTCTAGTCCAGTTAAATCTCTAGCCAAACTAGGTTCTTAAAAATCTGATGTAGCTAAATTAGATAGTGGTCTATAAGCTGCAAGTGTTGTACCATAGTAAAATGGTGATGCATTCACTATAAATTTAACATGTAAATTACAACGAATGTATGCAAAATTATCTAATTTCTTTTTAACAGCGGCATTATTAAAATATAATAACCATGGTGAAAAAGCTTGAGAAAATGTTGCATTATCAGCCCAGATATAAGATGCTATGCGTACAGGTCGAGATAAGAAGGTCTCTAAATCTACAGATGGTGAACTATAATCTACATCATCTTGACGAACGTTAGGTATATCCACGGGTTTAGATTCTTCTGCAATACCAAAATTCGTTGTTACTTGTTGTACATCAGAAGATTGTTTAATTAAAATCTCATAATCTTCATCTTCAAATTGCAATGGTGCAAACTTGGTAATATTATTACTCGAAGATATAAGATTATCATAATTTGGATTATAATCAGTACCTTGAATAACACAGTTAACATCCATATGATGAGTTTGTTCAATAATATCAGTGTCAGTGGAACAAATACACTTACACCGAGGTAGGATCTCACCTACCTTCTGGGCAATCTTTCGCAGATTGCGCGCGTTGGCTCGTTTACTCGGACGGCCTGCCTTATTATTGTTTGCAATTTATTTTGAGATGTAATAGCTAATTAGGCTAAAACAAATATGTTTTTGAATAGTTCACCATACTATCATTAATTATTTATAGTCTCTAATGAAAGACTTAGCGTTTTTAAAATTTAGAACCTATAGACGCATCTCTATAAGTCTGGACAAGATCCTCCCATTCAGGGAAAGTAGATTCTTCAATCCACAATTCATATCCAGCCTCTATCACAATTTTTTGTAATAGAAGTCTTTTTTCCTCGAAAATTATTTTACCATAGAAAAAATACTCTCGAAGAGCGCTACTCACAACACTTATAGCTTGTTTTGCTGGACACACAGATTTAGAGTATGTCCATACCATTAAACTTTTTTCAATAGACTCATGTTCTATTGGAGCCATACAGAA